CAGTCTTTCATCAACATTACAAGCTGGTATGGTTATGTATCTTCAAAATACTGATGTTTTAACTCCATTAAATGTAATAACTGGAGCATCTGCAAGAGCAGAAAATGGATATTTAAAAGTAGTTGATGGAAGAGATTCATACGCTTTAGAATTTGGAGCGTTTTCTAATGGTAGAGTTGAATCTGTTACTGCTTGTATATCAGATAGAAGACTTAAGAAAAATATTACAAAAGTAGGTACGTCACCTTCAGGAATTAACATTTATAGATTTGAATATATTGATTCTAAATTATATGGTGGAGGAGTATTTGAAGGAGTAATGGCACAAGAAGTACCTAAAGCATCTATTTTAGGTAAAAATGGATACTATTCTGTGGATTATACTAAAACAGATGTTACATTTAAAAGAATAGATTATTCTTTAGTAAACTAACATGTACACTTTTTTAGACGACAAGATTTTAGATGAAAATGGTCTTGAAATAATGATGGATTGGGAAACTGATCTAATGCAAGAACATGCTAAAATAGTTACTGAAAATGGAGGTGATATTCTAGAAATAGGGTTTGGAATGGGTATTTGCTCTAATTTTATACAACAAGCAAATATTAATACTCATACTATAATTGAAATTCATGACCAAATTTTTGAAAAGTTATTAAATTGGGCTAAAGATAAGCCTAACGTAATACCAATAAAGGGTGATTGGTTTGATAGTATTCCAAATAAAAAATATGATGGTATTATGTTTGATACTTGGAAGGAAAAAAATGCACATCATTTTTTACCAAATATAAAATCATCATTAAATAAAAAAGGTATAGTTACTTGGTTTAACTCAAGTAATAAAGATGTAGTAGAACATAATTGTAATAATTTAAAATGGGGTACTTTAACAATTAAAGAAATTAATGTAAATCCCCCAAAGGATACACAGTATAAATATTTTAATCAAAAAACATATTATATACCTAAATTAGTATTATAACTATTATATTATTAGAAATTCTCTAATATGTATAACAAAATAAATCGCAATGATTGAAAAAAATAAAGTTTTAGAAAAAGAAGAAATTAGTAAAATTCAGGAGTTAAAAGATAGGTTAAAGAAAATTACAGAAGTTTCAGGTGTTGTAGAAATACAAAATTATAACATACAAATAAAAAAAGAACAATTAAAGTTGAGTTTGCAAGGTTTACAACAAGAAGAAGCTGCTTTAGCTAAAGAGCTAGAGGAGAAATATGGACCAGGAACTATTTCATTAGAAACTGGTGAGTTTTTACCAAGTAAATAGACTTTTGAAGAAATTTAGTATATTTATCATAAAAATAACATAAAATGGCAGAAACATTAATTTCCCCAGGAGTATTAGCAAGAGAAAATGATCAATCTCAAATAACTTCACAACCATTACAGGCAGGGGCTTGTATCGTTGGTCCTACAGTAAAAGGTAAAGTAAACATTCCTAAGTTAGTAACAAGTTACTCGGAATATTTAGCAAACTTTGGTAGTACCTTTCAAAGTGGTTCAGACGAATTCACATATTTTACTTCTATATCAGCATATAATTACTTTAATAATGGTGGTACATCATTAATCGTAAGTAGAGTAGCTTCAGGATCATTTACTCCAGCAACTTCTTCTGCTATTAGAAATGAGGTTGAAAGTGGAATATTACAAGATAACTTTAACATGACTGGATCCGCTACTGGTGGTGAAGGTATTGCTATAACTGGTGGTTCAAATTCAAATATATCACAAACAGCAACATCCGGAGCAGGTTTAGGTGCAACATTTGATTTTACTATAGGTCAATCTTTAGGTAGAATTAATGCTGGTGAAGTATTAGATATTAGTAGTACTACAGGTGGTATAAATAACGCAACCTCAATAGGAACATTTTCAGGTGTAGCTACTACAACAAATGGATCAGGAACAAGCTTAACTGTAGATGTAGTAACAGCAGCACCAACTAATGCAACCTTTACAGCTGCAAGAGCTTTAACACTTCCAGGTGGTGCAGTAACTGCAACTGCAGCAGGAACAACAGCTGCTATAGCAACTTCTTCATCAGGAACAGGAACAGGAGCAACTGTATTAGTAACATCAGACGGTGTTAATATTACAGGAGTTGTAATTTCAGGTGTTGGATCAGGTGGTACTTATGTAGCTAATGACACTCTTACAGTAACAAAAGTAAATATGGATGCTGATGGTAGTATTGGTACTACAGGTGGTAACCTAGATATTACAATTACACAAGCAGATTTAACTACTGAATTAACTTCAGTTACAGCAAATGTAGCAGGAGTAGGATATGCAGCAGGTGATGAAATTACAATTGCAGCTTCACTTATAGGTAGCCCAGGAGCTAACCTAGTAATTACTTTAGCTGCAGCTGACGTAGCATTTGATTTAGAATCATTAACAATAGGAAATGCTGCTGGATCAGGATATGTAGCAGGTGATACAGTTACAATAACTCCTGTAGCTCCAATTGTAGGTGCATCAGCTATAACATTAACACTACAAGATGCAGATATATTAGATGCAGAAGCATTTGTATTAGAAACACTAACTGATGGTATAGTAATGAATAGTGGAGGAGGATCTCCAGTATCAGGATCAAATGGAACTTTAACAGATGGAACATCTGACAATATTAGATGGGAAATTCAAGGTAGAAATGAAGATCAAGGAACATTTAGTGTAGTAATTAGACAAGGTAATGATACAGCAACAGCTAAAAGAGTATTAGAAATATTCCCTAATGTATCATTAGATCCAAAACAATCTAACTATGTAGCTAGAGTAATTGGAGACATGACAAAAACAAGAAGAGGTTCAGGTACAGATTTATATTGTCAAACAACTGGATCTTATGCTAATGCTTCAAGATATGTAAGAGTAAGTGCTGTAAATTATAAAACACCAGATTATTTTGATAATAATGGTGTAGCTAAAACAGCATTTAAATCATACATTCCAGATAATGCAAGTGGATCGTTTGGTGGAGCAGAAGGAAGATTATTCTTAGGAGCAACAGCTAAATATTATAATGAAATAAGTGATACAAATTCTCAAGGATTTGGAACTGATGAAATGCAAAATTATACTGACGCATTTAATTTATTAGCAAATAAGGATGATTATCAATATAATATTATTACAGCTCCAGGTTTATATTATGCAGCTTCAATATATGCAACTCCATTAAATACACTAATTCAAAATACTCAAACAAGAGGAGATGCAATTGCAGTTATTGATTTAGTTAAGTATGGATCAACAGTAACACAAGCAACAACACAAGCTGCTTCAATTGATAATTCTTATGCTGCTGCTTATTGGCCTTGGGTTCAATTAAATGACCCAGATTCAAGACAATTAGTATGGTCAGTACCTTCAGCGTTAATTCCTGGTGTATATGCGTTTAATGACAGAACAAGTGAAGCTTGGTTCGCACCTGCTGGAATTAACAGAGGTGGTTTAAGTACGGTAGTACAAGCAGAAAGAAAATTAACACAAACTAATAGAGATAGTTTATACACAGGTAAAGTTAATCCAATAGCTACATTCCCAGGAAAAGGAGTTGTAGTATTTGGTCAGAAAACATTACAATCTCAAGCATCAGCTTTAGATAGAATCAATGTTAGAAGATTATTAATAGCTTTAAAATCGTTTATTGTACAAATTGCTGATAATTTAGTATTTGAACAAAATACAGCTGCTACAAGAAACAATTTCTTATCACAAGTTAACCCATATTTAGAATCAGTACAACAAAGACAAGGTTTATTTGCCTTTAAAGTACAAATGGATGCAGCTAATAATGGACCAGACGTTGTTGATAGAAACCAAATGGTAGGTGCAATATTTATCCAGCCAACTAGAACTGCTGAATTCATTTACTTAGATTTCAACATTTTACCAACTGGAGCTGAGTTCCCATCATAAGGAATATAAAACATAATATGTATAATAAAATAAAATAAATAATAAAATGGCAGTAGTAAATCCAAACGAAATGTTTTTCACAGCTTTTGAACCAAAAGTTGCTAATAGATTTATAATGTATGTAGATGGTATACCATCATATATGATAAAAGAAGTAGGAGAAATTACTTTAGAGCAAGGTGAAATCATACTAAATCACATTAATACTTATAGAAAAGTAAAAGGTAAAGCTACTTGGGGTGATCTAAACTTTACATTATATGATCCAATTACACCATCAGGTGCTCAAGCAGTAATGGAGTGGGTAAGATTACATCACGAATCTGTAACAGGTAGAGATGGTTACTCTGATTTCTATAAGAAAGACTTAACAATTAATGTATTAGGACCTGTAGGTGATGTAGTATCAGAATGGATTATAAAAGGAGCATTTATTAAAAATGCAACATTTAAAGGATTCAATTGGGATACTGACGCAGAAGCTCAAGATGTTCAGTTAACAGTAGGAATGGATTACTGCGTATTAAATTTCTAAAAAGAAATTACATAAATTTTAAAAATAGCTTGGCTTATGTCAAGCTTTTTTTTATGTTATATATGTATACTCGAATAAAGTTATAATAAATAAAAGATATGAGCGAATCAAAATTTAAATTCCCAACAGAAATAGTTGAATTACCATCTAAAGGATTACTTTATCCTGAGGATAATCCATTATCTAGTGGAAAAGTTGAAATAAAATACATGACTGCTAGAGAAGAAGATATATTAACTAATACTTCTTACATTAGTGATGGTACAGTATTAGATGAATTATTAAAATCTTTAATAGTATCAAAAGATATTAATTTTAATGACTTACTTACAGGTGATAAAAATGCATTACTAATATCAGCTAGAATATTAGGTTATGGTAGTGAATATAAATTTACACTTAGAGGTGAAGAAGTTACTGCTGATTTATCTAAATTAGAAAATAAAAAA